CTGTACCTGATATAGATGCTACTACACCTATTACTCCTGCTTAATATATTTTTTATATATTTGTATAGAGTATAGATTTGTTTTGATTATGATTGTTAGGGGGGTGTATTAGCACTCCTCTTTTTTTATTACAAATTCTCACTTTTTAACGTTATACTTATATGAAGATTGTATCAGTTTCACAAACGCAAACATTTAAGTATATACCAAGAGCAGAGTATGTTACTCAAACGCTTAAATATACTGTTACTGATGAACAAACTAACAAGTCAGAAACAATTACAGCATCTACTGTTGTTGATAGCAATGAAAACTTTTTAACAGCTTCTATGACATTTGGCAGCAGTAATGCACCATTTAGAGAAGGACACTTTTACACACTAGAGGTTTTAAATGGCAGCACATTAGTATATAGGGATAAATTGTTCTGTACATCACAAACACCTGTAACACAAAGCAGGTACAATGTAAATAAAGATGTTTACGATACAAACGATACACACAATAACGATTATATAGTATTATGATACACGCTTTAAGTTTATCGAATTATGTTAGCCCTACTATTGAAGAAAAGAAGAATAAGGCTTTTGTAACATACGGAGATAAAAACTCATACTTTCAGTACCTAATAGACCGATACAATGGTAGTCCTACTAACAATGCTGTTATTAACGGTATTAGTGATATGATATACGGTAAGGGATTAGATGCTACTGACAGCAATACAAAACCTGATGCATACGCACAAGCTATTACACTACTACATAAAGATTGTTTACGCAAGTTGTGTGCAGACCTTAAATTGTTTGGTCAATGTAGTATGCAGGTAATTTACAGTAAAGACAGAAAAAAGATAGCAAGGGTTGAGCATATACCTGTTGAACAATTAGCTGCTGAAAAGTGCAACGATAAAGGAGAGATAGAAGCATATTACTACTCTAGTGATTGGTCAAGATACAACCGTATTAACCAAGTAAAGCGCATACCTGCTTTTGGTATGAGTAATGAAGCTATTGAGATTGTTTACGTTAAGCCTTATAGAGCAGGATACAAGTACTATGCTACCCCTGACTATCAAGGTGGTTTGCAGTATGCAGATTTAGAAGAAGAAATATCAAACTTTCATATAAATAACATACAATCAGGGTTAAGTCCTAGTATGCTTATTAACTTCAATTCAGGTACTCCAAGTGCAGAAGAAAGAGAACAAATAGAAAGACGTATCTATGATAAGTTTTCAGGAAGTAGTAATGCAGGTAAGTTTATACTATCATTTAATGACAGCCCTGAAACAGCAGCTACAATTGACCCTGTACAGTTAAGTGATGCACACAACCAATATCAGTTTTTAAGCGATGAGAGCAGTCGTAAGATACTTGTAGCACACAGGGTAGTATCTCCTATGCTTTTAGGAATTAAAGACAACACAGGGCTTGGAAACAACGCAGACGAATTAGAAACAGCTACAAAACTAATGATGAACTTGGTTATTAAGCCTTTTCAGAACTTACTAATAGAAGCGTTTGACAAGATACTAGCATACAACAATATATCTCTTAATCTATACTTTAAAACCTTACAACCGTTAGAGTTTATAGATATAGATAAAGACATTATTGATGACGAAACACAAGAAGAAGAAACAGGTGTAAAGTTAGCTAGTGATGTTGATAAGTTTGTAGATACAGAAGTAGCTGACACACTTATAGATTTAGGACAAACAGAAGAAGAACTACTAAAGGACTTTGAACTTATAGACGAAGCAGAAGTAGACTATGAGTTAGAAGATGAGCAAGACCAAAAGATTAAAGAACTAAACGAGCAAGTAAATTTAGCTAATACAGGTAGTGCAAAGCCATACCGAGACAGTAAGCAAGACGGTAAGTCAAAGCAAAAAGGTCAAGAGGATAAAACATATTTAGTAAGATATATGTACGCTCCTAATAGAATAAGCCCTAACAGTAGAGAATTTTGTAAGAAAATGATAGCAGCTAAAAAGGTATATCGTAAAGAAGATATAGTTGCTATGACTGACAAAGTTGTAAATGCAGGTTTTGGTAAAGGTGGTTCTGATACTTATTCTGTATGGCTTTACAAGGGTGGAGCGAGATGCCAACACAAATGGTTTAGACGTATTTACGCACGCAAGGAAGGCTCTAAAAGTTTAGGAGATGTAATTAGTACAACAGAAGCTAAAAGTCAAGGATTTAAGCCTGAAACAAACGCACAAAAAGTACCTGTTGCACCTAAAGATATGAAGTATAAAGGTTATACTGCTGCTTATTGGAATAAAATGGGATTTAAAAACTAATTATGGCTACTGCATTATTTATAAATAGAACAGACCTTGTAAAAAACAGTATCATTGATGGCAATGTAGATACCAATAAGTTTATACAGTTTATCAAGATAGCACAGGAAATTCACGTAAGAAACTACACAGGTAGTAAGTTATACGACAAATTACAAGCTGATATTATTGCAGACAATCTAACAGGTAATTACCAAACGCTAGTAGACGAGTATCTAGCACCAATGCTTATACACTTTGCTATGGTAGAGTACTTACCTTATAGCGCATATCAGTTAAAAAATGGTGGATTGTTTAAGCATACAAGCGAAAACGGAGAAACACCTAGTAAAGATGAGGTGGACTTTTTAGTACAAAAGGAAAGAAACCTAGCAGAGTATTACACAACAAGGTTTATAGACCATATGAGTTTTAATAGCAACTTATATCCTGAATATGAAAACAATTCAGATGACGATGTGTACCCTGATAAAGATAGTTTATTTAATGGATGGGTTCTATGAGAATGTACAAACCAAAACAAAAAAATATAGTTAAACTAAAAAAGTATATAAATGGCAACAAATTGGGGAGCAGCTATAAATGTGATAGGTTTCGGCAAGATTTACGGAAGTAGTTGGGTTGGAGAATATCCATTTGTGAATATTGTAGGAGACGCAAACGATTATAGAAAAAGAGTGTTAGACGATAGCGGTACTGTTGAGGCGCAAGGTTCTTTAGTACACACATTAAATGAAACAGTATTATGAGCATATACGATAAAGCAACTTTAGTACAGATACCAAGCGGTTATAAAGCAAGTGGTGCTAAACTCTATTCAGTCCTACCTGCTAATGGAGATGGCGATTTTACAGTATCAGCAGATGCAGATGCTACAAGAGTAAACTCTGATGGGCTTATAGAAAGTACAGCAGCAAACCAAGCTAGACTTAACTATGACTTTACAAACCCACAAGACCCACATTTACTTTTAGAGCCTAGTAGAACTAATCAGATAACAAAGTCAAGAGATTTTGAAGGTTGGCAAGATTTAAGTGGAAGTGAAACAGTTACTAACAATGATGCAACAGCACCTAATGGCGCAAATACAGCAGCTACTATTGAAAAAACAGGTAGCGACAATACTACTTTAAGATTTTACACTACATACACTAATTTTAGTACAGTTAGGTCGGCATCAATTTACATTAAAAAATTAAGTGGTAGTCCTACCGTATCTTTTGGAATTACAGACACACAAGATAGCATTACACCTACTGATGAATGGGTAAGATATACAAAAAACAATGTAACACCAAGTGATTTTGGAGTAAATATATTTGTGGATATTGAAGTAAGCGGCGTTTCTGGCGATAAAATAGCTGTATGGGGTGCGCAATTAGAAGAAGGAACTTATAGCACAAGTTTAATACCAACAAGTGGTTCATTAGTTACAAGGACAGCAGATAGTTGTGAAATAGCTAGCGGATTAGAAAATTTGATAGGACAAACAGAAGGCACTTTGTTTATAGATTTTGAATATCTATACGAAACTACAACAGATAGTAGTACAGATGCTTTAAGAGATATTTTTGTGATGGGTACTACTTCTGACATTAGCGAGGGGATTACATTTGACAATTACCGTAGTCAATTTAGGATTTTTGTACAAGGTAGTGGAATGACTACACAAAGTATTGGTAGTGGTAGTACAGGCACAGCACAACCTAATACAAGGTATAAGCTAGCTGTAAAATACAAAACAGGCGACTGTAAGGCATATTTAAACGGCAGTTTATTAGGAAGTGGAACAGGAACTGTAAGTTTTGCAGCAGATTTAGATGGTATATTTTTCAGTTACAATGATAGTAGCAGGTTGTTTAAAAACCAAAAGAAAGTATATCAACTAATGGTATTTAACGAAGCACTATCAGACAGCGAATTACAAACACTAACAAGCTAATGGAATTATTTAAGAAATACGAGTTTAACTCACAAGAACAGGCAGAAGAAAAGATTGCCGATTTACCACACATTGAAGATGAATTATCAGGCAAAAGCTATTTAGAGGATAACCACACTATTGTAAAGCTAGGTTATCTATATATTGAGCAACCTACATTTGATGCTGATGGTGAAATAGAAGCAGAAGGTATACAATCTGATAAATATTCTATTGATGTGCTTTGGAATGGTTTAGACGAAAGTCCTTATGGTTGGAAAACTTATGAAGTAGAACCCGAAGGTAACGGTGTACACACTTTTTTAGGTAGAAATTTTTAATTATGGACTTTAACTCGTTTAAACTTTATCTAATCAACTTATCAGCTATTACAGTTAGTACAATGGATATATTAGAAGATAGCCTTAAAATACTTTTATTGTTGGTTACTATTGGCTATACAGCCCAAAAGTGGTACGAGTTGAAAAAAAAG